ATAACTTCGATTTCTTTTTCAATGATACTGGCAGTTATGTCATCTACTGGTTCAAATAACATATCTCTAACACCAGAGCCGAAGTTTGGATCAAACTTTTTCTCACCGCGTTCATACAAGAACAAGGTTTTCAATGCCTGCTTGACAGCATTGACGTCTAATTTTCTACCGATATCTTTAGTGACTGGATTCAATGTGAAATCCATGTCGATATCAGTGTATATTTTTACGGGAGTTTTTCTATTTAAAGCCATATCTTATTTATACTCAGAATGTAAACGCGACCTGCTCAGCCTTGGAAATATCTACTTCTTTTTTATTTGCAGCCCTTTCTTTATTGTAAGCATCAGCCTTTGCTTTAGCTGAATCAAAAACATCTTCATACCTATCCAGAACAGCATTCTTGACTGCCGTGATTGGGTTTTCAGGTCTTTCTATAGTTTGTGATACCGCTTTACCCTTTTTGACAAACTCACCATAACGAGTTTGAATGTTTGGAACCACTTCACATAATCTACCTAAATCACCTTGAAGTTCTCCAATCGCCCCAATTAATTCTTCAGGATCCCCATAATCAAAGTCGCCATATTTGTCACCCAAAGACCCAATAAACTCAGCTTGGTCTGTGATACTACCAATCAAATCATTACCAGCAGCAATAAATGTCTGGAATTCCGTTGCTAATGATGGGACTGCATTCTCTAATAGTGCAACAGGGTCATCAAGCATTGCTTTAAGGTTTTGCAAATCTTGCTGGATTTGAATTGCCACTTGCAGCTCTGCATAACCTGGAATCGAAGCGACCCCTTGTGGTAAACTGGCAATAGTGTCTTCAACGATACTAACAGTGTTGTTAATACCGTCAACTAACTTACCAACTGATTCTGCTGGTCCACAACTCATTTCTTATCCTCCTAGTTAAGCGATATGCCACTTGATCCATCAATATCGACGGTCGTGCCATCAACAGTTATTGTTGCGTCGGCATCAATTTTAATGTTGGCGTTAGTGCCTTTTGCCAGAACATCAACGCCAGTCGCACCATCGAGTGTAGCTTTTCCTGATGCATCAACTCCAAATGTCGTTGTCGTAATTTTTGTATCAGTAATTGAACCGATATATGCATTACCTGCTGACAACGAAATATTAGAAGTAGAACCTGCAGCAAGGTTAATGTCCTTGAGTGTTGTAATATCAGCTGAACCTAAACTACTGAACAGCTTGAATCCAGCAACAGTAGAGATAACATTCCTGCCACCAATGTTCTCGTTTTTATTACTTGCGATTTGAGTCTCAGATTTACCCTTGACAACGAGGTTATCAGTCCCAGCTGGAACGCCGCCAACAAATGGTATGGTAACATCTGGATCTTGACTTTGACAACCAATAACAGTAAACCGAGAGCCATCAACACTCAGTTTCTGATCAGAGATAACTTCAGTAACATCATTACCAACGATTTTCGTAAATCTGCCGCCACGGATCGTTGTATAACAATCGCCGCCGATATCCTCGATTTTGTTACCATCGACCTTCATATTGACATCACCCTTGACTGACATGGTCAAATCGCCATCTACATAAAGGGTCTTGTCTTTATAGATTATTTCGAAATCATCGCCAACGATCTTTTGAACGTGGTCACCATTATCGTGATATTCCTCGAATGAACCTGAAGTATGATAATTTAAAATCCGTTTATTGTCAGGTGTATCATCAACTTCAAATACATGACCACATTCTGTTTCTCTTACTTTATTATATGGATATTCCGAGACAGACTCTTTCACGCCTTGTGGATCAGGCTCGTCCCAACGAGGAATATCATCTTCAGTTTCACTTTTATTACTTACAGTCGGTGCATTATCTAAAACACCAGCAAAGTTATCTGGTCTAGCCATTGGGACTGCAGTGACTCGCATAGCTCTTCTCGATGCTAAAGATATATGACTCTCAGCATCATCTCCGCTCCTTGCTAAACGAGATAATGATGACTCATCGAGAAACTCTTCTTTTGGGTAAACACCGTTCGGATCTGAAAATGCTGCTTCAACTGAACCCTTGAATGCATCAACACCTCCCAATGAACCCATTACAATAGGCAATTGCTCTGCTTCACCATCTGCAAAGAATCCTATAACAGTCGACCCAGTAACCAACCCAGTGCCATCATGCCCAACACCAGAAACTGCAGCTGAACCCACTGGCTGAATAATGCTTGCCCATGGTAAGTCTTCTGTAGGCAAAACTGCTTTGTCATTATCATGGTATCCAAGTATGCGAACTCTATAACGACCGATTTTCATCGGATCGTTACGGTCTTCAACAACACCTATCCACCATGTAAAATTACCATAAATCATTTAATTCCCCAAACTGTCACGCATTAATCTGAGAGTCATGTCGTGCTTACCATTTGTCACTGTGTGCCTAATAGCTGTAATCATATACAAACCTGAAACGAATGGATCTTCTAAGTTATCACGTTTAGGTTGACTCGTCTTTTCATCTGTGAGTGGAAAGATTAAGTTTACCAACAACCCTAAATCAACATCAGTTTTTCCAGGTATAGTAATTTCCAACACATTATTTTCTAATTCAGCTAGAGCATTCGTTCTGATCAGCTCATTACGAACTTGCTGGACACCTCTAGAGTAGGAAGATCCAAACAAAGATGTATTCATCGGAGTAAAACTTCTATGTGCCATCGCATTGGTGAGGTGGCTTTCATGAATCGTGTTTACCTCGCCCATCGTCTCAAAGTCATCAAATTTTTCTTTGATAAACCTTCTATCATTTTCAGCCAATGCCTCTGCATTAGGACTATTGTCATATTTCATATTCAACATAGTCTTATTGGTGAAATCATATGAAAATATAGATGTGGCATGAAACCCTGTAATGTTGTTCAACAAAAGGCTTTTAAATCTTGGGTATGCCATCGACTTAATCGTGTGGTATCTACTATTCAAATATTTACTTTGATATTTAAATGTCTTATCACGAGAATCATCAAATGTCGGTGCATCTTGACTTTCGACTTTAGTATATTCATCATATATAGAGTTAGCAGCTTTTTGTCTTTTAATCATTGATTCCAGTGAACCAAAGTAGTAGCTGCCAGCCCTCTCAAAAAATAATATATTAGTTTTACTCGAATCTCCATGTCGACTTCTGGAAGCCAAGAAGTTCAAGCATTTGAATGGTGACCAATGATTTGCAATAAACTCAAAATTATTAGAAGCGAATGGTCTGTCAGGTATCTCCATATCAATTTTACCTAACCCATCACCAGATTCAGTCTTAACCCTGTCACCTGCGATCTTCACGTATATTTGAGCAGCAAGTTCGTCTGTAGACCCAACGTATTTTTCAGTCAATCTGGCTGTTAGATCCACATAACCTTCTGATGTTATACATTCTAATGTATATCTTTGTTCTCTATCACGAACCAGTGAACGATTAGAAATAGTATGCACTACAAATGTTCTGTGAAATGCATCGTCGATATTAGGTGTTCTAAATTTGACTGTGATAAACTCTTGTCCTATAATTGGGACAGCAGTTATAAGCCCAGTTGCATCTGTTATTTGAAATGTTGCAGTGATTGAATTGACATCAACTGCATGGTAGATATCAAACCCCATGATGAAGTTTCTCAGGTCAGTGACACCGCTGATTGGTGATATAATGAAGGCTTCTTCAATTAACACATCACCCGCAGAAACATTGATATCTTCTCTCATATTATACTCTAATCAAATTTTCAAATTCTTTTAAGAAATCTCTTATAAACGATGGTGATATCACCTTAATGTCTTGTTTATCATCATTAACTAAATCTTCGTGTTCTAAATTAGAGATTGCAACTATTTCGCCATTAGCTAATTTTACAGAGTCATATTCAACAGAAATTAATGGATTATCAGGTAACACCCAGTGATGTGTGGTATTTAAGAAATTTTCGCCATACTTATTTTTAACGAATTCTTCCAATACATCTGATGATAGATACCAATCATTGATAGGATCTATAACGTCATTGACTAAAAGAATAGTCCAATATAGAGTAGGGTCATTATATAATCTGAATGCAA